TTCCATTCCCAGAATATCCCCTCGCATCGACAACCCCTGCACAAGAGACGTCGCTAACGACGTCGTTATGCACGTGTCTTAGCCCATAACGGCAACATCTGGCAGGCGGTGCCAATCGGGCGGTTACAATCTTCCTCCACTTTGGAAAAGATCAACTACCGAGAAAAAAAGAACGAGGTTTGCTCACTTTGCTCCGAATGGCCCAACCGGACTCGGCAGGAGTTGGTATCCTTAACATACAACCAGGAACGCTAATCACAGCGACCCGACTGAACCAAGAAGAGGCTGATTACCTACATGCACGGGCTGAAAAATTCTTGGTAATTGCACAGGACATTAAATCGGATGAATAGAGAACAGATGACTGCACATTGCTTGTGGCTCGACGCAGCTATGCCAAGATCAACAGGTCGTACACTATGGCTGTTGGGCAAACACAATCCGAAATCAACATTGATCGCGGCGTTAACTGTATAGGTTCTCAATTATCGCAAATAGCTCTCGTGGTGTGCCCCCAACCTCTATGTTGCCAAGGCGAGGCGCCGCGCGCCCCTTGTACCACTTTTGAACTTCCCCCTCGTCAGTCTGTCGGCTCCCCTTCTCAAAAATATCGCGGTAACGCTGCGGAGAGATACCATAAAAATGTTCTATCGAAACTGTAGCCGCATCGGGCGTGTCCGGCACGACTATATCCTGGAACAGGCTCTCGGTTTTGCTCTTTGGGTAGGGCTCGATGAAAACGATGCGTTCGACCCCTGACGCCACGAGATGCTTTGCGCAGTTATGACATGGATATGTCGTCACAAAGATGGTCGAACCGTTAACGGATCTTCCCAGACGTGCTGCGTCTGCAAGTGCATTCATTTCAGCATGAACCATACGTCCGTACTCAGTGACACCTGAAACAAGCGACTTTTTGATAGCCTTACGATGATCGGGATCGTTCAAGATCTCTTCAACTGTAAGATCGTTAGTTGTCAGCCCCTGCTTTTTCAGAATGCCGAGGAAATCAAAAATCATGCGATTGATTTCATTCTTGTTAGCTTCGCCTCCAAGATCTATGTCGCGTCGCTTGTTCTCTTCTTCGTCCCAGTAGTTGCCCCCGCCGTACTTTGGGACTTCATTGCAGCCAATTGAAATGAGATCACCCAACGGAGTGCAGATTGCCGCGCCAACTTGTCGTGATAAATCAACCGATCTAAGCGATGCAGCCTTTGCCATGTAGCTACCAAACTCGTCTGACGTTGGAGCAACATTATTCCTTCCAAAGAACGCCTTGATGAAGCGTTGGCTGGAATGCTCAATTGATGCTTCAGAGGTTCCATCGAAGAAAACATCACCTAAGTGAAAGATTTTCGAAATTCGCTGACCTCTGTCCTCAGCCTTTTCGTTTTGATCAATGGCGATCAGTTCATCCGCATGCTTCTCACAACTCTCATTGTCCCAACCATGTTGCTCAGCCCGAATTCTTCCAGTCAAAGAACGTCTTCGCTGTTCCAAAGGAGTGACAACTGAGACCTGCACGAAACGCTTTCCGAAGGCCTTTATGAGCAAATCCACTTCTTCGGGCAGCTTAAGTTGGTCAATGATAAATGCATGCTCATCAAGCGGTACAACTGCTTGCTCATCCAGTTTTGCCTCATCACTTTCGCCACTAGCAGCAGCGACGGAGCGTCTAAAATCAACAATTCGCCGGATAGCCTCCGATGCAAGAACAGCGTTGTTGCCAAATGCTTCCCGAACGGCATTGCCTTTTCTGATCTTGTTGTGGAGTACGGATGTGGCGGCTTCCTCAAACTCTGCGCCCTTAGCGGCCAACAACCGATCCATCTCCAAACTGAGAGAAATCGTCGTTGGGTTGTAATCCATCTTTTTCAGGGTCGCTGAAAGGTTTTCGCTCGCTTCGTGGATTGGGCACCCGATTGGACCAACCAAACCAAAAACTAGCTCGACGCGGCTTCGCATGAAGGAAACTTTCCATAGCTATCAACACAATATTTCGCCTATTACCACCTTCCGTCAAGGCAAGTCTTGATCTGAACGGACCAATGCATCAGAGTAGACTTGCTTGGTGGGGAGACAACGATGGACCATGAAATGGATCAAAATGTGATACAGAACAACCAACCACAGGCCCAGGCACAAGGCGATCAGACCCGTGATCTAGAACAGGAGCGCCAAGTCTACGAACGTATGCTTGAACGGCAATCCGTGGCGTCACGCCAATATAGTATGGGTAAATTTAGATCTGCCTGAGGCTGGTCTAGATACATGCTGAATTCTACTCGAGCGGCTAATCCGTTGAGTTTTATATCTTTTAGCGCGCCATCATATACTCACTCTTGAGAACCAGAAGCGTCATGATCTCGTCATCTCCGACGCGGAATGACTGCTCACATAGCTCATGTCGATCGGCGCCTTTGGTATCGAACCAGGTATCCGCATCCATGAGTGAAAGCGAGATGTCGTCTCGGGCGCCTTTGTGTAGAATATCGTAGGCATTACTTTGTGGGTCGAGCGTCCGCCGCAGAAACCACCGCTCCCCGACACTCTTTGATCGCTTGAACCAGTCTAGGCCGTCGCGGCTGTAGGAAGCCAGAAGGCTCGGTTCGAAGTCCAGATCCACCAATCTGTACGCCATGGCTGTCTTGCTAACAGAAAAGGCGTCTGAAAGAAGACGCACGGTGCGCATGTCGAATTTCCTGAAATCGCTCAGCGCGCTCTTGAGCATGAACTCCGGCATCAACAGCTCTGAGGCGAACCGGTTCGCGCCCTTCTCGCGGGACAGTCCTCGTTCCCACCCCTTGCTGCCCCCGATATCCTTTTTGGCACAAAACAGATGCTCTCCCCTGTGCCATTCCAAGTGCCCCAGTTCGTGTGCGAGGGAGAACCTTTGGCGCCGTAGATTTCCGTGCGCATCGTTCACCGCGATTATTGCGCGGCCGACGTCGGCTCGGCCATGGATGCAAGCTTCACATCCATCCATTTCCCGATAGTCGACCTTGGCACCTTGAAGCCAGGCAATGGCTTCAAGGTTGATGTCTTCCGGTCGCTTCAGGCGCAGCGCCAGGAGGATCTCCTCAGGACGACGCGGGGAATGGGTCATTCATCGTCGCCCTTTTTGTCGGGCCAAGCGTCTTCATCGAACAGGTCTTCCAAGTCCTTCTCGATCCCTTTTCTGTCTCTCTCGGACAGCTTCTTTCCATGGCGCGCGGCTACCGTATCCGGCATGAAGCTGTTGGGTCGGCTCCCTGGCTTACGCTGGGCCAGGGAAACGACGTTCTGGTCGCGCGTCGCACGGTCCTTGTCAGCCGCGGCCTTGGCTTCCTTCATTGACATCTCGGCGACCTCGTCTTTCGCGGTCTCCGGCAAGGCCCTCATGCTATCGCCGAAAGCAGCGATGTCCTCCCCGGCCTCGTCAGCTTCTTTCCGAACGTCCTCGTCTGATGCGTTCGTGATAGCTTCGTCGATTTCCTCAGCCAGGCGATCTTGAAAAGTTTTCTTATCGTTCGCCATCGAGCATCTCTTTCATTTCCGGGTGGGCGTTGCGCGTCCTTTTGACCCGCTGCACCACCGTGTTGTATTCCCTTTCATTCCAGTCGAGACCCGTCATGATCTCAGACTTCGATCGCCCTTCCTCCAGAGCCAAGAGGTATAACTGTGCATCGTCATCAGGCCGATATCCTGATCCTCCTGCCGCCCTCGTATCCCGAAGTCGCGCCTGACATGTTCTACGCCGTGCCGCATCTCAAGCTCCTTGCCGGTCAGCGTGAGCCTCGCTGCACACAGGCTCGTGAGGCTTTTAACGGCCAGGCCTGGCAGCGCTGGTCGCGCCACAACAACCAGTGGCGTCCCGGCACCGACGGCATCTGGACCATGTTGAAGCGGGTCGAAGAGGCCCTGGAGGTAGCGGCATGAAGCGTAGCGACATCACTATTCACGCCCGTCACCGCGACAAGCTGCAGGCGCTTCTTGCGCACCCCCGGGGGCACGAAGGCGCCGCCTACATGCTGCTCGGCAAGAGCGAGATTGCGCAGGATCCCTGGGACCTCGTCCCTCGGACCCGCTACACCTCCTACGAAGTCATCGCGATCCCGCAGGAAGACCGCGTCGACGCCAGCGACAAGCATGTCACCTGGAACACCAACTTCTTCGCCCGGCTCTGCCGCCGGGCCAAGGAAGAGGGCCTGGTGCCGGCGATTGTTCACAGTCACCCGGGAGGCTTCGATGGTTTCTCGCCTCAGGACGATCGCAACGAGCGCGAACTCTTCACCATGGCTCGGAACCGGAACGGCGCCAGGACGCGCTTTGTGAGCGTTGTGCAGGTCGGCGACAACCTCTACCGGGCACGGGTCTGGGAAGATGAGGTTGCTCCCCTGAACTGTCGTCGCGTGATAGTTATTGGCACCCGAATCGAGATCCAGTCGACCGAGGTGACTACCCTGTCGGAAGCGCTGTCCCGGCAGGCGCTGGCCTTCGGACCCGAGGTCAACAGCCTCCTCAAGCAGCTCTCCGTTGCCGTGGTTGGGTGCGGCGGTACTGGAAGTCCAGTGATCCAGCTCCTTGCTCGCCTCGGTGTGGGGCGACGGTTGCCGCGTCGACAACCACCAGCCTGCGGCCGGGCGCGCAGCTTGTTCGCGAGTGGAACGGGAGAAACTATCAGGTTCAGGTGGTGGAGGGTGGTTTTGAATTGGACGGCAAGACTTGGAAATCGCTCTCTGCCATCGCGAAACACATCACCGGCACGGATTGGTCAGGCCCGCGCTTCTTTGGGCTGAACAGTCGCGCAGGGGGGCTGTTATGAAGAAACTCCGCTGCGCCATCTACACCCGGAAGTTTTCGGAAGAGGGCCTGGAGCAGGAGTTCAACTCGCTGGATGCGCAGCGCGAAGCCTGTGCGGCCTACATCACCAGCCAGAAGCATGAAGGCTGGGTGCTGCTGCCCGGGCATTATGATGACGGAGGGTTATCGGGCGGATCCCTGGAACGACCGGCACTGCAACGGCTCCTGCAGGATATCTCAGATGGGCTCGTCGATCAGATCATCGTCTACAAGATCGACCGTTTGACACGGTCCCTCGCGGATTTCTCTCGGATCGTCGATACGCTGGATGCAGCAGGGGCGTCCTTCGTCTCGGTCACGCAGTCGTTCAACACAGCGACCAGCATGGGACGGCTGACCCTGAACATGCTGCTGTCGTTTGCACAGTTTGAGCAGGAAGTGACAGCGGATCGGATCCGCGACAAGATCGCAGCTCCCAAGCGCAGAGGGCTCTGGATGGGAGGGCAGGTGCCGCTTGGGTATGATGCGGATGGCAGGACGCTGAAGATCAATGAGACTGAAGCGCTGATAATCCGATCACTTTACGACCTTTATGAGCAGCGTGGCACAGTCCGGGAGCTTAAGGCAGCTAGAGATCAGTGCGGCCACAGGACCAGAGCGAGACCGACTGCTGATGGCGGGCAAAAAGGGGGAGGTCCCTTTGATCGCGGCCACATCCATCACATCCTTACCAACCCAATCTATGCGGGGCGTATCCGGCATAAGGCTTTGGTACACGCTGGTCAGCACGACGCAATCATTGACCCTGATCGTTGGGATCGCATCCAACAGCAACTGCAAGACGGCGCGTCAAAGGGCAGGGCGCGCAAGACGGCGAAACAGTCGTCTCTGCTCTGCGGCACACTCTTTGACGAGACAGGAGATCGCCTGACGCCATCGCACAGCAAGACCAAGGCCGGGGTTCGGCTTCGCTACTACGTCTCTCATCGCCTGATCAAAAAGAGCGGCGAAGGAAATCGCGACGGCTGGCGGTTGCCCGCGCAGGACCTTGAGGCAAAGGTTACGCATCTGATGCGTCAGCGGCTCAGCGATGCGACCTTCAATGGCAGATTGGTTCCGAACCGCTCCGCGGAAGATGTAAGGATGCATCATTGCACCCTGCAAAAGCTGTGTGCTGATATAGACATCAGTCACATGCTCAACCTTGTTGCACGGATCGATCTGAGACCCGGTGAGCTAACTATCACAATTGATCCCGTTCAGCTTGCTTCCGTGATCAAAGCTGGCGCTGACGAGATCAACGAGGAGCTGCAGATGATCACGGCACCCTTCCAACTCAGGAGGCGCGGCGTTGAGACCAAGCTGGTCCTTGCTGATGGGTCCGGCGGCGTCGACGAAGCCCTGATCCGGAACATCGCCAAAGCGCATCTCTGGTTCGGGCAGATCAAAGCAGGTAGAACGCTGTCTGAGATTGCAAAAGCCGAAGGCACAACAAATGGCAGGGTTTACCAGCTGATCGATCTGGCCTTCCTCGCCCGTGACATCGTCCGGGATGTGCTTGACGGCAAACAGTCCTTGGGCTTCACGTCCGACTGGTGCGTGCGGCACACGCTTCCGGGCAGCTGGCAGGACCAACGCGGTCTGATCGTGTAGCGCGAAGAAAATGTTGGCAGGAAAACGAAGTTTATTTGTCAGCGTTTTTCCACACCATGCAAAGGCCGTTTAAGGGCGCTTCAACTCCATTCGAAGTTCGAGAGCAGAAGCTCTGCGCGACTGCCCCTGCTCTCGTTCTGCTTGCCGATCGTATAGGTCGTTGCCACCTCTTTAACTACGAAGGCGGCGAAGGCTTCACGGACCGCAGGGACGTCGTTGATGGACATCAGAAAGCGACCTTTGATCTTGCCGAGCTGGGCTGCCATGCGGTCAAACTCCTCCCGACCGAACAGGTCCTTGCCGTAGTCGCCTTCGCAGCCCCAGTATGGTGGATCGAGATAGAACAGCGTTTCCTCTCCATCGTAGCGGGTGATGAACTCGGCATAGTCCAGACACTCAATCACTACTCCTGCCATTCGCGTGTGCAAATCCTCAAGCATCGGTTCGAGGGTGGTGAGGTTGAACCGGCCCGGCCGATCTCTGGAAACACCGAAGTTTCGACCGCTGACCTTGCCGCCGAAAGTGGTGCGTTGAAGGTAAAGGAAACGTGCGGCCCGCTCCAGATCGGTCGGTGTGCTCGGATTGGTATCGACCAGGCGCTGGAATTCAGCCCGCGTTGTGAGCTGGAAGCGCAGCACTTCAAGGAACTGGGGATAATGCCGTTGCAGGATCCGAAAGAGGTTGCTGACATCACGGCCGAAGTCGTTGATTACCTCGCAACGTGAGCGTTTTGAGCGTCGCAGAAAGATGCCGCCCATACCGACGAACGGCTCGGCGTAGGTTTGATGCGCGACGCCATCGAGGATGGCGGTGATCCGTTTGGCCAGATTGCGCTTGCCGCCCATCCAGGGGGCGACGGGGCTGACGGGCTTCACGAAGTCTAATTGTTCTCTTTTCATGGTGTGTAGAATCATGCCTCAATGCCGGTCCCTGATCAGGGGGGAGCGGCCATAAGCGTTTGCTGGTCGGCGGGGTCTGGTTTAGTGATCGAGGTCCCGTGTCGAGGGGCGTTGGCGCGCCCCTTGGCCTCCTTTAGGCGGAGGTTCTTGTGAAGGACCGTTGGCCCGAGGTGACTGTGTTACCGGTCATGTAGCACCTTCTTTGATCGAGATGAGGTAAGGGTGCCCGCGCCACCAGGACAGGTGTGCGACATCGCCCTTGTGGGTCAGCAGGACTTCACGCTGGCCCAACGCCCAGGCGAGCGCGGCTTTCCAGCGCGGACCCTGACGCCAGCGCCAGTCACCGACCAGCAGGATCGCGTCCTCGACAACGGGCGGGCGGCGGTTGGCGGTCATGCAGAAACTCCGGTGATCTCTTCCAAGCCTTTGCCTGACATGCTGAGGGTATGGCCGATCCGCTTTTCAGTCTCGACATAGCGGCGATAGAGGTCCCGCCTCAGGTTTGCCGCAGTCGTAAGGTCGGCGGCGTTGGCCATGATGCAGAACACGCAGGACAGACGAGACATCCCGGCGTAATAGGCCCAGTGTGGTTTTTGACCTGCTGACAGGATCGTAGCGAACACATCAAAGTGAAGCATGTCGTGGATGGGAAGCCAGTCGATCCATTCCCGGCCCGCCACTGAACAACCGGCGTTTCTCGTGATCGGTGATCGCTTGGCCCGTGCCGGGCTTTCTCCTGCACGCATGCCCATGCAGTTGACTATCCGACCTCCAAACTGAGAGTTTGCTTTGAGGTATCGGCGCAGCTCTCTCTGGATGGGTCCACGCTTAAGATCAGAGGTGCACTGGCGCTGGCTCGGGCTGGGAAACCGCTGGCGGTGCTCGACCATCTCTAGGAAGGTTTTCCGCGCACGCGCAACAATCAACGGGACATCACCTATTGTGCTGCAGATGTGCTCAAGGTTTCCGGGCCACTCGACTTCGCCCAGGTCGGCGTGAACAACAACGATCTGCGAGTCTGGAACTCCCATTCGCCGCAGCATGATAAGCATCGCCTGACTGTCTTTTCCAGCACTGTGATTGACCGCAAAGAGTGCGCCAGCGTGCAACATGTCGTGGATCGCGCGGAGTGTCATGATTGCACCCCATGAAAGTAGGCATGGACCCTCCGGCGATCATCGAGATCAGCCTCACGTTTTGCCGCCGCCCGAGTTTCGATTTCGTGTAGATCGGCCTCCACTATTTCGAATAAATCAGCCATCTTTCTTCGCCTCCTCATTGTCCCGCTCGGCATCGAACGACGTCGTCAGCGTTCCGGACAAACGATGCGTTACCCGTGTGATCAGCCATTCGCCGGTCAGCTCTGGCTTGATGCCCTGCAGATCGACCTTGGCCTCGGCTGTGAGATCACCCCAGAACCCGCCGAGCCCGATACTGATCGTGCCACCGCCGCGCTTTGATCGATCCAGTGCGGCGTCTGCCGCCCGCTGCGCCTCGGCCGCGCTTGCATAGCGGGTGCGCAAAACCTGTTCCGGGTCGTCCTTGCCTGCCGTGACCTTGTACACGGTGGCCGAGTCGCGCTCTGACCATTCGGCGACGACGCGGCCATAGACACCCCGTCCGGTCAGCTGCCACGAGGCGCGGGTCATCTGGGTTCGGTGCACCACGAAAACCGGAAGATCGGTGCCATCCGCCGCCTTGCCTTCTCCGGTTTTGACAAAGACGATCGCGCCGCCCGCCGGTTTGACCGTGGCACCCAGATCCCGTGCAACGCGGGTGAGCAGGTTCAGGTCGCTTTCAGTGGTCTGTGCCACATAATCCAGCACCACGCCTTTCAGGCTGTTGCTGATCTGTGGCCTCAGGCCGTGTTCCCCGGCGATCTTTTCCACCAGGTCACCGACCGTAATGCCCTCCCATGCCCGGGTGCGCGGCGACTTGATGCCGGCACGCATGTCAGCGGACTTGGCGGATATCGTCATGGTGTCAGGCCCGACCTGCCCTGAAATATCGTCGACGACGTATTGCCCGATCTCGACCAGCGCCCCCTTGAACCCGACCGAGATGGTCAGCCGCGCGCCGACATCCGGCAGTGCGACGCGGTAATCTCTGTCGTCGATCTCGATCTCGGCCGTGTCGGCGGTCTGACCCGCTTCGTCCGTCAACGTCAGCCCCAGCAGGCGATCCCCGATCTTGGCGGTCACGTCGGCGCCATCTGCGATGACTTGAAAGGCGATCTGCATCCCGGATCACCAGAGCCTGATTGGCTTGCGCGGCGCGGCGGGCGCGACCTCCGGCAAGGTGATGACCACGCCCATGCCCAGGATGGGGCCACGTTGCGCGAGGCCCGGGTTGGCCTCGTAAACCGCCACGGCCATATCCTCGCGCCCATAATGCGCCTTGCAGATCGCGTCGATCATATCGCCATCGACAGTGCGGTACTGGGTCAAAACAAATCTCCGATGAAGGACGAAAGGCCCCCGGCGTCCGGGCCATAGGATTGCAGGTTCAAAGTGAACTCGATCTTGCGCGGCGCGCCGTCGCTCATAAAAAACGTCTTGCGCTCCTGGACCTTGGTGATGGCCCAGCGTTGCCAGACCCAGCCCAAACCATCGACCATCATGAACGGCACGCCGGTGCCCGCACGCAGGCGCATCAGATCCACCTGGCGAAGGCCACCGCGAAAGTGCGGATAGATCGTCCCCTCGATGGTGACATCCTGCGTGTCGGGTCCGGCAAATTGCAGCGCGGGGGCACGACCCAACCGCTCTACCTTGTTCCACCGATACCCCGCATCGCGTGAGAATTTTTGATAGGCGCCTTCGGACACGCCGAAACGAAACACACCAAGCGCCATCATGACCAGGGATTGCACCATCAGTGACCCACTCCGTCGTGAAGATCGCCACGCCGTGCATTCTGGACACGCGCCAATTCGCGCCGAACCTCACGCGCGATGGCGGATGGGTCCATGCCCGGTGCGGCGTGAATATGGATATCGCCAACCGTCATCAAGGACGACGGGGGTGCTGCGGCTTGCCGGGCGATCCCGCCAGCGGGACGCGCCCGTGCCACATTCTGCCGAATAGCGCCCGCACTGCCCAGCATGCCCTTCACGCGCGCCTGCTGTGCCACCAGGCCCACCGGGCCAGACCCGGCGCCTGGACGGCGCGGCGTCACGGCGCTGCCGAGCATGCCCTGGACCCTGTTTTGCTGCGCCCTGATCCCGCCAGACATAGAGGCGGGCAGCCGTCGGGCCAGCTGCTGTGCCATCGTGCCCATCGGCCCAGACCGCACACCCATCCGGCGAATCGTATCGGCGCTGCCGAGCATGCCTTGGACCCTGTTTTGCTGCGCCCTGATCCCGCCAGACATCGCGGCGGGCAACCGACCCGCCAGCTGCCTCGCCATCGTGCCCACGGCACCAGCCTGAGAGACATTTGCCCCGATCGCTCTGGTCTGGCGCACCATGTCGCGCAGCTGGCCGTGATGGGCGATGAACCCGCCCCGATTGCGGTATTCCAGTTCGGGGCCATGTTCACCGGTCAGAAGCCAACCCGGCCCGAAACTGCCGCCCGCCGCGCGCGCCTGGATTGCAGATGCCGGCACCGGCGCTGCCGCCGTGGCAAGTGTGACGGCTGGGGCCGTGGGCAGCGCCGTGCGCACCTGCTCGGCCATCTCGCGCACCGCCGCCACCACCAGAGCCGTGCCGCTGCGGATGCCGGTGGCGAGCGTTTGCATCATTGCCGTGCCGTATGCCGTCAGGTCCAGCGTTGCGGCCTGCTCGGCCTGCCGCACAGCGGCCTGCACGGCGGCGGGCATGGCGGCGGCGTCTGCCAGAACCTCGGTGATTTTCGCTTGCAGCACCTCGACGTCGCCGGTGTCGGCCTTGACCTCGGCCACCGTCGGCGCGGCAGTGGCAATCTCGGCTTGCTTGGCCTGCACGTCGTCCAGGACGCCAAGCATGGCCTGGGCGCGGTTCACGTCGAAATCGTCAGCACGGAACCGGGCTGATTCCGACGCTTTCGCCTCTAGCTGCGCCCGGACCTCGGCCAGCCCGATCACGCCGTCCCGGTAGCGATTGACCAGATCGATGCCCTCTTGCCATTGCCGCCCTACCAAATTCGACGCCTTGGCTTCCAGTTCGACATCCACGAGTTCATTCGCGCCTTTGAACAGGCTCTTCAAATCCGGCAGGTCGGGAATGATCGCGCGCCAGTCCCAGGTGGGCAAAACGTCTGCCCAGCCAAAATCGAACCAGCTCTTGATCTCGGCCACGACGGCGGCGGCATCGAAATCCGGCAACAGATCGTCCAGGCTGAACGAACTCAGCCAATCCGGCACAACGAAGTCGCCCAGCCAGCTGAAGAACTCGCGGATGCTGGCCGCTGCGCCGGTGAAGTCGCCCTCCAGCGCCGAGGCCACCGCCCCGGTTACTCCCACGATGGCCCGCGCAATCCCTTCGAGGATCGCGGCCAGAACCTCAATCGCTGTGCCCATCAGCATGCCCACAACGCGGCCCAGCGTTTCAAAGAACTGCTGGACGTCGTCCGAGTCGCCCGCGCCGCCGAACGCTTCTCCCAATGATCTGAAGATGCGTCCGAAGTTTGACAGAATGGGTTCGATCTGCTCGTAAACGTTGGACAGTCGGGCGACTGTCGGTTCAATCGAGGCGCTGAAGGTTTCGAACCAGCCGCCGAGAAACGAGGCCGAACTCGTGCGCACAAAGTCGAACAGGCCGATCATCAGATCGCGCGCGCCGCTCAGAATGTCCATCGCGCCCCGCACGACACCGATATTGGCGATGCTGTCCGGCAACAGCTTGTCGAAATCCAGCCGGGGCAATTCGACGGTTGTGATCCAGGTCAGAAAGTCCTGAACCAAAGCCCGCGCCGCTTGGAAATTTCCGCTCAACAATTGGCCGGCCGCGTCGCGCAGCCGCATCAACTGATCCACGACCGGGCCGACCCCGGCGACGATCATGTCCCGCGCGGCACCCATCCGCTCCCCCAGCGCCTGGGCGTTCTGAAACACCTTCGCCAGCACCTCGCCCGCGTCTTCGCCTTCCACCCCGAACAGGAAATTCCCCAGGGCCGTGGTGATCGCGTTGATCCGTTCGCTGATCACACCGCCGCCGTCACCTCCAAAGCCGTTGGAAAACCCTTGCCAGGCCGTTCCGATCCGGTCGATCACCGTGGCGCGCCCATCCAGGCTGTTGAGAAGACCGAGCAGGCTCTTCAGCCCGTTGTTGATCGGATCGAGCATCGTCGCCCCAAAGGCCCCTGACCGCGCCGCGAGGGCATTCTTGACACGCGCCCAGTTGTCGACCACGTCGTCGCTGAGTGCGAGGTATTCGGCCTCCATGGATCCGGCTGCCTTGGCGATACCCGGCAGCCGCTCGAGAGCTGCGCGCAGCTGGTCCGCGTCTGACAGCAACGTACCAAGCGCGCGGTGGGCTTCTTCGCCAAACAGCCGCGTCGTCGCAGAGGCCCTGTCAGCCTCTGGAAGCGTGTTGATGGCCTCGACAACCCGCATGACTGCACCGGCGGCATCGGTCTGCATTTGATCCTTGATGCCGTCCCACTGGGTGGCCAGGCCGATCCGGTCAAGCACCTTGCTTTCGGCCTTGGACATGTCATCGATGCCCTTGGTCATCGTTCTGAACAGGCCGCGCATACCGGTGGCCGCCACCTCGGGCGCGCGGCCCGACGCGATGATCGCGGCACCGAAAGCCAGGGTGACATCTTCGGTCATCCCTGCGGCATCTGCGATCTGGACGATATTGGATGAGTACTGCGCCAGCTTGGCACTGCTCGCACCCGTCGTGTTGCCCAGGTAATTGATCTTGTCGGCCAGCAGGCGCACTTCGTCCTGGGTGTAACCCATCTGCTCGCGCCATTCCGCCATCATGCCGCCCGCAGCACCGGCGCTGACATCGAACGTTTCGCCCATCTTCGCGGCATCTTCGGTGAACGCCAGAATGTCGGCGCGCCCCCTGATCCCGATCTGACCGGCGGCGGCAACAATATCGACCAGCCCCTCTCGCGCCACCGGGATCCGGGTGGACATCGCGTCGATCTCCTCCTTCATCCGGGCCAGCCCGATTGGTGTCAGCTCCAGCGTTTTGTTTGCGTCCGACCACCTGTCTTCCATACTGATGGCCTGTCGCACGGAATTGCCTGTAGCCAGCGCGGCGGCACCCACCCCGACCGCCACGCCACGCATCGCCATTCGTGCGGCCTGTCCGGCGGCCACTTGCGCCCGGGACGTCCGCCCGGCCTGGCGCTCGATACCGCGTGTCTGGGTCTCGATGCGCTGAAGGTCGCCCCGCACTTCGCGCGCGGGACCTCGCATCCGGTTCACCAGGCGCATGATGACAGAAACGTTCAGATCACTCATGGGGCGTCCTTTTGTCCGGGCGAACGGTCAACGGCATGGCCGTGCCAGCGCATCAACTCACTTAGCGGCATGGGGTCCATCTCTCGGGGGCCCCAGCCAAAGACGACGGCGAGATCGGCCATGACCGCCTCGACATCGTCCGGCAGGATCAGCTCTTGCCCGATCCCGCCGGCGTCATAGGGACAAACTCGGCATCCTCGATCTCTGCCCGCATCGCGGCAGCCTCGCCCTCGATCTGATCTTGCGTGAAGAAGAACCCGGACACGGCAGCCGAAAGGTTCATCAAATCGACCGGGTCAAGATAGGCCACAGCCTTCGGCGACAACCGTGGACGGCTGATCCGGGGCAGCAGCCTTGTGACCTGGGTGACATCCATCTGCGCCAGATCGAGCAGCTTCAGGCCGCGCAGTTGGCCGCTGTTGGGTCGCGCCAGCGTGATGGCAGTAATCCTCTCGCCATTGTCGGTGACTGGGACGTGCAATGTGATCTTGTTCATACCTTCAACTGTCATTTTAACGATCCTTAAAAGGGGGTGCCGGTGCGGCGCGCCAACGTCATGTCCGGCGCGCCGAAAGGTTCAGTCGCGTGAAGATCACATGCCCATCGCGGCGCGCAGCTGGGCCAGCTGATCGACGCCGCCGATCACCCGCTTGCCAGCCCGCACATCGATCTCAAACAGCTCTTCTTCGTTTTTGAGCATGCGGAAGTAATCCACCTCCAGCGTCAGCTTCAGAGGCGTGTCGCTGCCAGGCTTCAGATCGCCGAAGTTCACCACCGTCCACCGACCGCCCATCGTTGCGACGAAGGCGTCGGCAGAGAAATCGTCTTCGCCCATTGCCGCCGGGCGGAAGGTCATCGAGCGGCGGTTTCCAAGCAGGGTGATCAGCTCGGCCGGCCAGTCCGCCATGGTCACATTCGCCTGCAATGGTTCCATGCCCATGTCCTGGGCAACGCTGCCGTCCATGCCGCCGCCGCGATGGGCCTCGGTCTTGAGCTTCAGTTCGGGCAGCGTGCCTTCGGTCACGCGCCCGGAATACCCGACCCCGTCGATGTAGGCACTGAAGTTCCGGATTTTACGAGGGTAGTCCATGTGGTTTTCTCCTTATGCCGTTGCGCCGACCGAAGCGATCAGCTCATCGTAATACGTGCCATTCCGGTGGGCACGGAACACCAGGTGTTCGAGCGGCGCGGGCGGCTCGAAGTCGAAGTCGAGGTAGAGTTTTCCCGCTTTCAGCGTCGCTTCCGTGTTGAGCTCGGGGTCGAGCCAGCAGCGGAACCCCAGCAAAGCGCCGACATTGACCATTTGCTGGCCGAATCCCTGGACGCTATCGCGGATGTCGTTGAACAGCTGGGCCGACATCGGCCGATCCATCGCCCAAAGGTGCGCGCGCTCGATGCTTTCGTAAATTATGTCGGCGGTGCGGCGCACGGACAGGAACGCCCATTGTGCATCCGGGCTTGTCCCGCGGTTGCCCCACAGACGGAAGCCATCGCGGCGAATGATCGTCGCCACCTCGGCCTCGTTCATCCGGTTGGCTTCGGTATCTGTCGAGCTGAGGTGGAAACTGACCGGGCGGGAGGTACCGGAAATCCCATTGATCACCTGGTTGGATGGCGACCACCAGAAACCTTTCTCGATATCGCGCTTAGCGATCAGGCCAGCCGTATAGCCCGAGGCGGGCCGTTTCATGTAGGTAGCCGAAACGGTGTCGTAGACGGTCACAGCCGGATCGACGATGAACAGTCGATCAGAGCCCCAGTTCTGTCGTTCCGCTTTCGCATCTGTCTCATTTGTGTTCGGGCCGTCGATCACCACGATGGCGCGGAGCTTTTCAGCCACCGTGATCAGGTTGGTGGTGACCGGGCTGGCCGGATCACCAGGCGCGGTCTCTGTGAAGCCGGGTGCTGCGAGGATGCGCGGCGTCAGGTCCAGCGCCGATGCCGATGCCTCAAACGCCCAGAGGCCCGTGCCCAGAGTGGCGTCCCCCACCACATTGGCCAGCGTAACAGCGAAATCTGCGTCTTCTTCCACGCGGATCATCACCGCAACAGAGGCACCCTGGGCGTAAATCGCCTCATAGGCGTCCTTCAGAGTGCCCGCGTCGCCAAGCAGCGCCGCCTTGCGCGGCCCCTCGATCAAAAGCGGGGTGTTTTCTGGGAACGCGGCGGCATCGGCGTCTGGGGCGGTACCCACCAGACCGATCACCGAGCTTTTGACGGTGCGGATGGGGCGAATGCCGTCATCGATCTGGATGACTTCGACGCCGTGAAGAAATTGCTCGGGCATGATCAGGAACCTCCGTTGATCAGGGTCATGGCCTCGACAAAGGCCGTGTCGGCCTGGGCTTTTGCGGCGCCCAGAACAGTTTGGATTGTTTGCTCGAT